GGCAGCATCAGCGCGATCCAGCACCAGGCTTTCATCCGCCGTAAGGATGCCGGACACCAGCAGCACACCCCCAGGGGCAAGTTTTCGATATAACGCCTCCAGCGGGGCCGACACCCGCTCGGCCGCCGCCGCGGACGCCTCAGCCGCCTTAGCCTCGTCCTCGAGCGCGTAGATCCGCTCGAGCAGCGCCCGGTTGCTCGGATCAAGCGCGGCGATCTCCAGCTGGCGCAGCGCGGCGGTGTCGCCCATCACCTGCAGCAGCCGCCGCTCGAGGTCGGCGCGCTCCGCGGCGATGTCCGCCGCCGACCGTATGGTCTCTGCCATCGCCTCGATCTCGGGGTTCAGCTCCGCGAACGCGCCGGCCACCGCAAGCAGGGTGGCATACGTCTGCCGGCCGGACTCGGTCGTCAGGTCCTGCGACTCGACCAGCGCCCGGAACGCCTCGCGCGACTTCGGCAGCGCGACGTTCACACGGCCGAGCGCCTCGGTCAGGTCGGCGCGCAGCATCGTCTCTCGCTCGGCCTGCGAGTAGAACTCCTGGTAGTAGGTGCCGACGTTCGCCGACAGTTGACTCAGGCCGCCGGACAGGTCGGCGATACTCACCAGCGCCTCGACAGACGCGCTGCCGACGTCGCCGATCAGCTTGGCCACCTGCGCGGCGGTCTGTGCCGTCTGGATCGCCTTCTCGACCTGCTCCTGCGTCACCCCGGCGATGTCGATCGACCGGAAGAACTCCGCGAACTGCTGCGGCAGGTCCGAGTCCTGCAGGCCGGCGAGGATCAGCCGCGGGATCTGCGCCGCCAGCCGCTCGCCGACGGTCGCGTTCGGCCCGTTCTCGGAGAAGTCGAGCAGCGAACGGCCGGTGGCCGAGTCGACCTGCGCGTAGATCGTGCCGCCCTTGCCGTCCGGCGAGACGCTGGTCCCGAGCCCGTAGCCGGTCTGCCGCGCGGCGCCACCGAGCGCAGCCGCGGTGCTCGCCACCACGTTGGCGATGTTGCGCAGGTCCTCGTCGAACGCGGACGCGCTGACCACCGACGGGAACTTGTCGTAGTCGAACTGGCCGGCGGTGGCGTTCAGGACCGAGTAGTTCTGCAGCGCCGGCGAGCCGCCGTTCTTGCGGATCTTGTCCGCCAGCGCGTAGATGCCCACCGCGATGCCGAGGTACGGCACCAGTGCGCCGGCGCCCATGCTCAGGCCGGCGCCGATCCCGGCGGCCGATCCGGTGCCGATCAGCGAGCCGGCGGCCGTCAGCGTGCCGCCGAGGCCGACGCCGCCGGTCAAGCCGAACGTGCCGAGGCTGCCGAATACTCCGGCCCCGAACGCGCCGGACATGGCGCCGCCGAGCGAAAGCACGTTGCCGAGCACGCCGAGCGACGACCCGCCACCGCCGGACGCGCCAGCCGCGCCGCCGCCCGCAGCGCCGGCCATGCCTGGCAGCGACAGCGAAAAGGCGCCCGTCAGCGCCTGCGCGATCGTCCGCGCGACGGTCGTCTTGAAATAGTTGACGATCCAGTCGCCGACGCTCTTGGCGATCGACCGGCCACCGGAGAAGCCGTTGACCATCGCATCGGTCAGCGCCTGCTCGATCTGGTCTGCCGTCCGCGTCCACTGGTCGCGCGTGCGCGCCGCGGCGTCGGCGAGCGCGCCCTTCGATGCCAGGTTCGCCTCGGCCTCGTTCAGCCGTTGCATGGCGGCGATCCGCGCGTTGATCGCGTCGATCTCCGCCTGGCTGGCGAGCAACACCATGTCGGAGGTCGCCAGCGACTGCAGCCGGACGATCTCCGCGTTGCGCAGCTCGATCGTGAGCGCCGCCTGCGCGTCCTTGGACAGGCCGAGCTGCTTGGCCTCCATGTCCAGCGCGCGGGCCTGCTCGAGGATCTTCTGCGTCTCGTCCGAGTATGCCTGTACGCTCTTCTCGCGCTCGTCGGCCGCCTTCTCCAGCGCCTTCGCCACCTCGGCCTGCGCCTCGGCCGCCTGCTTGGCGATCTCCTTGGACGACTCCTGCGCCTCGATCAACTCGATGACCGCCTTGACGTACTGCTCGGTCTTGTCGGCGTTCCGCGAGTACCAGAGTTCGAGCAGGCGCAGCTTCTCGACGTAGTCGCCGGAGACGCCGAGAGACTTGGAGGTCAGGTCGGCGACCAGCTTGGCGGCGGCGGCGTACTCCTTGATCGCCTCCTTCGCGGCTGCCGTGTTGTTGCCGAGCCCGCCCATCGCCTTGGACAGCGCACGCGCCTTCTCGTCGACCGCCGGCAGCGTCTCCGTCCACAGCCGCTTTAGGAACTGCTCATTCTCTAACCCGGCCTGGTTCGCGTCGGAGAATCCGCGCTTTAGTTCCTCCCACGCGGCGCTGACGTTGCCCTTGGCGAGTTCGGTTAGCGCGGCGAACACCCCGGCGATGCTCTTGCCGACCATCTCGAAGACGGTGATCACGATGCTGCCGCCGGAGACGAGTACCTTGAACGCCGCCGCTACGCCGCGCGCCGCCTTGTCTAACGTGCCGGACTCCTTGGCGGTCTTCAGCAGATGGCCGGCCATGCCCTCCAGCGTCGGCAGCACCTCGCGCAGGATCTTGTTGCCGAGCCCTGCCGACACCTGACCGAGGATCGTCAGCATGTCGTTGGTCCGATCGGCCGCCGCGACCGTGCGCTGGTCGAGCACCAGTCCGAGCGCCTCGGCCGTCGCCGTCAGCTCCTCAAGCCCCTCCTTGCCGTTGTTCAGGAACGGCACCAGCTGCGGGCCGATCTTCTTGCCGAACACGTCGGCGGCGAGCGCGGTCTTCTGCGCGCCGTCGGCCATGCCTGAAAAGGCTTCTGCGAGGTCGAGCAGGACGTCCTCGGTCGGCCGCAGCGCCTTCGTTGCCGTGTCCGTGACCTCGACGCCGAGCGTCTCGAAAGCCTTGGCCGAGTCCGCCGCCGGGTTGCGCAGCGATTCGACCATCGTGATGCCCAGCTCTTTGATGCCCTTGCCAAGCGTCTCCAGGCTGGCGCCCGAGACGTCGGCGGCGAGCTTGAACTTGGACAGCGTCTCGACCGGGATGCCTACGGCCGAGGCTAGGTCGCCCATGCTGTCGGCGGCCTCGAGCGCGTTCTTCGTGATGGCGGCAAAGAACGCCCCCGCGGCCCCGACGGTCAGGCCGGCGAACAGCCCGCCGAGCTGGCCCCTGACGCTGCCGGCAAAGCCGCTGATCGACCGCTGCGCCTGGTCGAGCTGCTGCTTGAGCTGGCCGCCGTCGACGGCCATCCGCACAAGCAGCGAGTTGTTGTCGGCACCGAGCATCAACTTCCCCTCTGTTCCTGCCGCTCGGCGAAGACGCGCAGCGCCTCCGCCTCCAGAACCCGCAGGCAGTCGAATACGTGCGGCCAGTCGCCGCGCGGCACGCCCTGCAGCCGCAGGACGATCGGGATCGCCTCATAGCGCAGGCCGATCGGCCCGCCCATGCCGACCTGCCACTGGGTGCCCAGCCGGACGAACGCCTGCACGGCGTCCCAGTGCTCCGGCCAGACCTCCAGCTCGTCAGGCTCGACGTAGCCGACCGAGGTCAGCCCGAGCGCCGACGCCGCGGCCGCACTCTCGGCGGCGGTCCTCCCGCCGTCGATGATGCGCAGCGCGGCGTCTGCTAGTTTTTTCTGCGTGCCGCCGACAGCTCGCTGATGTACGCGAGCGCGACCACCGATGGAGAGCCAGGGTAGGCGTCGAGCAGCGACTGGCAGGACTCCGGCGAGAACGGGATCGACGCGCCGTCATCGCCGGCAACGCCGTCCCACCCGTCGAGCACGGACACGACGTGCGCGGCCAGCTCCTGCCCCTGCAGGGTGCCGGCCTTCTCCGCCCAGGCGGCCAGGGCCTGCTGGCCCTGGTGGCGCCCGACGAAGACCACCGCCTGCTGTTCCTGCTCCCCTGGCACCGCGAACTGCGCGGTGAACTTGAACGTCGGCTGTGGTTTGAGGCGGATCATGCGGACGTGTACTCCGTGACGCCCGCAGCGGCGGCGACGCCGATGGTCCGCTTCAGGACGTTGTTGACGGCCACGGCAGGCGCCGAGGACTTCGACCAGATGCCGGTCAGCACGATGCGCGGGATCGAGTTCACATCCAGCACGCGCATGGCGCGGTTCGACAGCGCCGCCTCGGATGCGTTGACGTGCGTCCAGAAGCTCGCGGTCTGGTCGTCGTCGACGGTCACCGAGATGTTCAGCGCCGACTTCACGGTCGGGAACCGGAACGTCAGCGGCACGTCGAGGTACTGGCCCTCCGCGTACTGCTGTTCGCCGCCGGTCACGTCGAGCGAGTTGACCTGCGCGACGTCGGCCCAGCCGGTGACTCCCTTGCCTGTGCCGGTGCCGGACCAGGTCGGGTAGATGGCCGTGCTCGATGTGTCGAGCCCCTCCAGCGTGATCGATGTCGCGCTGGTGGCGGCGACGCGGAACACGCGGCCCGCGAGGCTCGGCCAGACCGAGTCGGTCAGCTCTAGGAAGTCGTCGCCGACGACGCCGTGGCCGGTGCCGACGGTGGCAACCGCCGTCGAGGCGTTGCTGATGTCCGTGATCGCAAATGCGGTGTCATAGCCGGTGGCGATCTGCACCTTGCTCCCGTTGACGATGATTCGTGCCATTTGTTGCTCCTACGCAAGAGATGTCGGATCGGCCGACGGTGTGAAAAGAGGCGCTACTCGGTACAGCAGCAGCCGGCGCGCCACCGGCTGATCCGTGTTCAGGTCGAAGTAAGGCCGGTCGATCGACACCGGCGCGATGCGCACCGTCCGGCTGCCGATCGACGTCACCGCGTGCAGCGCGGTCTGAACTTCCTTCGCTATCGTGTCCAGCGTGGCCTGCAGGCCGCCGGTGCCCTTGACCACGCACTCGACGCCGACGTCCACGTCCACCTGCATACTGGCCAGGTCCAGGTCGGCGAACCCGACCGTCGGCGACCAGGTGCTGACGATCAGCGCCGGTACCTGGTCGGCCTGCAGCGTGTGCGGCTCGTCCTCATAGACCCGCGCGCCGGTGGTCGTGAGCCCGGTCAGCGCCGAGACGACCGCCGCGCGCACCGTGGTCAGGTAGTGCGTGCTCATGCCGCCTCCAGGATCAGCCGCGTCTCCAGCTCGTCCGGCGGGATCGGCAGGATGTTCCGCACCGTGTACGTCACCGCAGCGCGGACCACCGCGTCGCCGGCCGCCGCCGCGGCGACCGTGCTGGCGATGCAGCGCAGGCTCGGTCCGGTGCCGGCCACCCCCAGCGCCTCGGCGTAGCCACCGTCGAAGAACGCCGTCACGGCCGTGCCGGCCACCGTCACCGCTTCGCCCTGCGCGGCGTAGACCGCGGCCAGATCGGATGCGTAGGTCATCAGAACCTCACAAACCACTTGCCGCAGTCGTGCTGCTGCAGCCGATCGCCGAACGCCTCGCTGACCGCCTTCCACGCGCCGGCGAGCGCGTCGGCGTCGTCGAACCACATCACCCCGCCGCGAACCATCCTCGGCTGCAGCTCGGCGATGCAGGCCCGGTGCGTCGCGTACTGGTCGACGTCCATGTGCACGAACGCCAGCGGCCCGGTATCGGTCGCCGGCAGCGTCTCGCAGGCGTCGCCGACGACGATCAGCGCCTCGGGGATCAGCGCGCGGACCTCTCCGACGCTGGTGTCCGAGAAGTCGCCGACCTTGTGGTGGTCGACGCCCTCCGTGCGCTCGACGATCCCCGTGAAACTGTCGAACAGCCACAGGTCGCGTCCATGCTCGCGCGCCACCTTCGCCAGCCGCTCGGCAGAACCACCGCGGTAGACGCCGACCTCGACGAACGCACCCGGCGGCACCGCGCCTGCCGTCTCGCACATGGCGTCAAGCTGCCCGGCGGCGATCAGGCTGCGCGCCATCACGCCGCCTTCAGATCGGCGAGGATGCGCGGAAAGACCATCAGGTAGCCCTGGTCCGCGTAGTCGACAATCATGCCGTGGGTCGACCCGTACAGCTCGCGGACGAAGTCCAACCGCTTCGGCCCGCGGCCGATGCCGTGCACCGCCGGCCAGTCCGCCGGCAGATCGCCGGCGCCGTACGGCCCCGGCACGTAGATCCGCGCGTCGTCGATCAGCAGCACGTCGCGCGCCGGCGGCCGGGCGGCGCGGATCATGCGGATCTCCTCCTCCAGCGGCAGGCGCACAGCGGCGTCCTGCTCGGCGGCGTAGTCCGCGCCGTGGTGCGCGCCGGGAAAGTGCGCGTCCAGCCAGAACAGGCACGGCTCGGCCGGCAGGTCCTTCAGGATCAGCGGCAGGTTGCTGACGCTGCTGCCTTCCCACACCCGCACCTGCTTGTGCTCGGCGAACCGGAACCGCGCCGCGGCGGCGATCTCCGGCACCACCTCGATCGTGTGGATCGGATCGAAGCCGGCGGCCCGCGCCTGCTCTGTGCCGTCGCCCTGCGCGGTGCCGGTCTCGACGAACGACCGCAGGCCGTGCAGCACGCGCATCCCGGCCAGGTTGTACTTCGACAGCGTTCCCATCAGGCCACCTCCGCGATAACGTCCACCGTCGGCAACGCAATTTGCGTTATTTCGGCGATGAGAATTCCTCCTTTAGACCTCAAAGACAGCGACGTGACGCATTTGATCTCCTCGCCAGTTTCAAGGTCGAAGATCTTCGTGCCGTACTTGCCGCCGTCCGACGTGATCCTTATCTTTTTCATTACGCCACCTCCGCCAGGATCTCGGTGCCGGCTAGACGCTCGTCGCCGATCTCGCCGCGCATGTACTGCATCGCGTAGTCGACGATCACCTCGGCCGTCATCGACGACTGGCACACCGCCGCCCTGGTCGCCTTGTCCTGCGCGCACTGCGCGAAGGTGGCGTGTATCCGGTGGCACGGGTAGCACGGCAGCCCATCGGGCTCCAGCGCAATCGTCCGCTCCCAGTCGCGCGTCAGCTGGTGCGCGGTCGAGTGCGACAGCAGCACCATCTTCAGCGGCGACTCGTTGGCTACCGAGTTGACGATCGCCGATTCGGTGCCGATCACCACGTCGCACTGCGCCGCCAAGGCGTAGCACCGCCGGATGTCCCAGTCCTGCCCGACCACCTGCCAGCCTTCCGGCGGCGCGAACTTCTGCCCCTTCAGATCGCCGACCAGGTAGCCGGCGACGCCCTTCTCGGCAAACAGCTCCATCGCCCGCTGAGCGTGCGGCCACCACTTCGGCGCGCTCGACCCGCCGGGGTTCAGCATGACCACCTTGCCGGCGTGCTTGACCCGCTCGCCGATCGCCCAGGCCAGCTCGTCCTTCGTCGGGTGGAACCGGACGCGGACGGCCCCCCTGTCGAACGTCACGCGCGCCGCCTTGTGGACGGTCTCGACGTAGTTCTGATTCATCACCGCCCGCCGGGTGTCGTCCGGCAGCCAGTAGTTCGCGTGCGTCATGTGAGGAAGCAGGCTTCCCTCTACGCTGCCGATCAGGTTGATGAACCGCGTGTGCTTCCGCTCGAGGTTCATCATGTGCCGCATCTGCAGCTCGCCGACCGTGGCGAATCCGGCCTTCTGGTTGGCCTCGTCGCTGGTGCCGAATATGCCGTCCGGCTGCACGACGATCCGGTCGATGTTCGGATCGTGCCGCAGGCTCGTCTCGCCCTGCCGCTGGGTGTAGAGCGTGACGTGCCCGTACTCGCGCTTGAGCGCCGGCAGGATCGACGAGATCCACAAGGCGTCCCCGTAGGCGCCGAGCCTGACGATGCCGACAGACCGCTCCGGCTTGACCGTCGGGACGTACTCGGCGCAGGCCACCTTCTCGCGCTTGCGGTAGACCTGCAACATCGAATACTCGTCGCCCTCCGACCGCACCTCGTCGCGGACCTGCTCCCAGCCCTTGCCCGACCGCCACGCGACCTGCCGCATCGCCTCGGTGATGTCGGCGTTGCGGAAGTCGTGCTTGTGGTCCGGGTTCGCCCCAGGCATGCCGATGTTCGGGTAGTGGTCTGCATGCGGCAGGTACAGCA